TGATCGAATCGACTGTTAAACCAGCTTGAACTGCCGTAATCGGCAGTGTTGCTATAGCCAGCGTCTGTCAGTATTTTGTAGAACGCAGTCATCATGCTAGTTAAAGTGCTTTTATCACTTGGCAATGTTCCTGATTCAATATCACATGCTACAATCGTATTTTTATCAATACTATTCGCTTGTAACGCAGATAAGAAATATTTTGCTTCTAGCTGCGCACCCGCAACTGTTGTCGAAGTTAGAAAGTGGTAAGAACCGATAAACTTCATGCCAGCGCTAGTCGCGTTAGCTTTTTGACTGTTAAAAATAGGATTGGTGTAATCACTACCTTGAGTTAGCTTAATCATGGCACCTTTAACACCCTTACTATACAGACTGGTGTACCAACTAGCAGCTTGATCGGTAGTCGATGTTGCACCATTATTACTCGACAAGTCCACGAAAATACTACCCGCTGCCCAGTTTCCACTATTATTTTTTAAGTCTTTAACTTGTTGCTGAAGCCCATAAATTGTAGCTTGCATTGTCTTATAAGTTTCAGACAAAGTGGCAGTTGTATTCGACAGTGTTTTAGCTGTATTGCTTACAGTAGCGGCTTCGCTTGATAAACTTGCGATCTTAGCTCTTTGAATAATAATCAGCCTATCTAAATTAACTGATTGTGCCCGCTGGTAATCTAAAATAGTCTTAGCTGTGTTGTTAAGCGTGACGCCTGTCTGCTGAGCATTGTCAAATGGATAATATTGATACTCTAAAACTTGCACATGAGTCGTGTACCCAACTGGTCGTATTTCCAAACGTCTAACTTCGCCGGCAATCGGCTTACTTAATTGGTCGCTCTTAATCGCAATTGACAAACTAGGTTCTGGAATCATCTGTGTTAGCGCGTAAATACGCATCGCATTGGCGTCTGTAAAACATTCATCCGAGACGTCATCTCCGCTGTGAATGCCCCACTTAGCAATGCTATCAGTATCTTGTGCGATAAAAGGATCGAAGTAATATCGTGTGGTATCATCATCAGAACTAGATGAAGATGTATCGACTGTTTTACCAAAACACTTAACCGAATTCACGATTTTCGTTGAATCATAAGTTAGGGTTACTTCTTGCGTGTCGTATAGGTAGTCGATCCGATTACCATAATCTTTGCCAAAGCTGTTAGATGAGTACACTCTGATTTGCTTATTGTCGGGATAGATAACCGCAGTCGGCCATGTGCTAATGATTTGACTTAGCATATCTTGCCCAGAATTATTACCCAAGTCTGTAATTTGTGCACGATCAAAGTTCCCAATTACTTGATAGGTATACCCCATCGTATTACAAGAACTGTCGTCAAGGTAAAAAGAAAGAACGTCAGAAACTGAATAGGTCAACGTTCCCGCCTTAGTATTATATTGTCTAATTCGCGATATTTCTGCGTAGACGTGGGTAGCTACAATTGCGGCAGTCGTTACGCCACTAGAATAATCAGGAGTGAATTGTTTGATGATAAATTCTTGGTTGTTCCAGTACAAGCTAGCTTCCACACTCAGACTGCCATACGCAACCGAACCATCATTGTAAACAGTTAGCTGTAATTCCCACGTACTATTGGATTGCCAGTGCTCATAAAACGATTTGTTTATGATGCAATTAAGTGGTATTTTCCTTGAGTCATTGTGAGCTTTAACAAGTAGCTTATCCAATTTTTCACCCCCTTAATCTAGGAATACATACGGAAAATTGAAAGTAACATCGAAGTCAGAAGATCCACCAATCGCAATATTATTCTGCCCAACTTCTAGCGACAGCGTATTGTAGTCTGTACTGTCAGTGGCTAAAGTACCATTGACATAGGTATCAATGCCATCAATCAGTACAACATCAGACTTGGTTAAAGCTTTAGTTAATTGCCAACTACTGCCATTTGTGTTGTTATAAATTGATAACTGTTGTCCAGAATAATGAATTTTTATTTTGAGATCATGATGCTGATAGTATGGATCAATTTTAACGTCGCTACCATTTAAAATATTGATAGAACTGTTAGCAGTGAAGTAGTCATCTGCATCTTGAATCGGAATATTGTACCCCAGAGGGTAATCATCAAAGATGTCATCCATCTCATCAGTTCGCAGGCTACTATACTTGTAGCCCGTCGGATTATCGAAAACAATACTAAACAGGCTGTCTGATGAGCCATTTTTGATTACTTTGATGTCAAAACTATTTGAGTGGACATACATCACCATATTGGGTTGTACGTCGGTTCGCAGTCGAATTGATTGTCGATTATCAAATAATTGATAGACCCGATTTTTGATTCCTTGGAAATTCCGCCAATCAGAAAAGTGAGTGATGAAATTAACCGTTATACTACTTTTATTAAACACGGTGTAATTAAAAATTGATCCGTCAGTTCCGCCATTATCTGTATACGCATTAGTTATCATAGGTGATGTGTCTAATCCCAAAAAGCGAATTTCTGGTATCTTGTCCTGTAATTCAAATTCCGGGTCAGACCCCACTTGAATATATAATTGTGGTTTGATCTGTAATCCCTCCCTAAAATGCAGTCCATTTTTGCGTGCTCAAGTCACGAGCTTGTTGCTTGTAGTTCTCCTTCTGATCAAATGTGCCGATAGCCTTTGTAGCCGTAATTTGATCAGCGTTCAATCCAATGATGGTTTTCATCATCAGTGCCATCTGATTAACCGTACTAGTTAATTCTGCAATCTTGCTATCTGTATTGCTGTTTTCGCTTTCAGCAACCGCACCATTACCCAAGTTGTGATTGATGTTGGTAACAGCCTGACCTAGTAGTTGCCAAGCACGGCTTGTTTTGGTTAACGGCAGAATTGTTTCTGGACCATCTTCGCCAACAAGCGCATGGATTGGCTGTGTGATCAAGCCACCATTGGCATAGCCTTCAGGGCCACTGACACGAGCAAAGGCAGAACTTCCAGAGCCGTAGATGGCCTTCATGTAGTGAATACCGGCAAGCAGATCGTCATAGCCGTTATAAACATCGTTGTGGCCGGGGAACTTATACGCATTGAACGTTGGCCCAATGGTTTGTACAAGCCCCATTGAAGGTATGCCGGCTTTAGCGTTGCTATCCCACAAGTTTATTGCCTTAGGATTACCATTGGATTCACGCTGGATAACTCGCATCCATGCAGCAACTTGGTATGCCGAGGCATCAAATCCATTAGCCTTTAAAGCTTGAATGACATATGGCTTCCAACGTTGCACGCCTGAGCCACCTGGATTTGCACCTAGTGTGTCTTGCAACTTTGTCAGTTCTTTTTTAAACCAATCAACAACACTGCCTGTCAATTTGTTAATAACACCACCGGCTAAGTTGCTAAACATTTCAACACCGCCGGAAATGCCACTAATACTTGACTTGATTAAATCGGTTACTTTCCCGACTGGGTTAGCAAGCCAATCACCAACGGCCTCCAACTTGTCCCAAGCACCAGAAAAGAATTTGCCAACACCGCCAATCACACCACCTAAGTCATAGTGTTCAACGCCAGCCATATTCATGATGGCTTTGGTTTCTTTCCCATTGAAGACACGAGTGCCTTCTGGTAATAGTCCTGTGGCATTACGCTGTTGACTCATACCGATTTGCCCATTTGGTAACTGGTAAAGTTCTTTCCAATCAGGTCCAGCACCATCGTTGACCATGACAAGATGCATCTTCTGCTTAACTACACCACCATTGGCGAAGTGAACATGTGATAGTTTTTTCAGGGCGTCTTTGCCAGTGAACTTCTCCCAAACCCAGTTGATACCGCTGATAGCTCCATTAATAACGTTGATAACCGCATTCATGCCATTTTGTGCTGCGTGTTTCATGCCATCCCATATACCGCCGAAGAAAGACTTGAGTCCTGACCACATAGAACGCCATCCAGAATTTATTTTGCTATTTCCATCATTTATCCAACCATGGACTGTTGACATCCCACTTTTAGCATTTTTACCAACTTTTCCCCAAAATCCGTTCCAATTTTTAGAAGTGTCTGACCAGAAGCTATCCCAGCCTTTGTGAATATCGGTATTGGCATGATCAATCCGTGATTTTGTGTCATTCATGCCGTTTTTGGCATTTTTTAAAGTATCTGACCAAAAGCTGTTCCAGCCCTTGCTTGCATTACTCCAAAAACTATCCCAATCTTTCTTTATCTGCTTATTAGCTGCGTCTTGCTGTTTTTTCTGTTGCTGTTGTGCACTAGAATTTTTCTTGTTTACATCATTCCAAAATCTAGTCCAGCCCTTACCAACATCGCCCCAAAACCCATTCCATTCTTTCTGTGCCCGCTTATTAGCTGCTTCTTGCTGTTTCTGCTGCTTTTTTTGAGCTTTATCAGTGGACTTGTTAATGCCATCCCACCATTTGACTACATTATTAGTCATTTGACGAGCATCCCAGCCAAGACCACCTAGCCAACTATTAGCTGGCTTTTTCTTAGCATTCCAGCCATCAGTAAACTTTTTAGCAGCATTGCCGGCCCATTTACCGGCCACTTTGCCAATTGTGGCACCAATTGCGGCGCCAGCGGGGCCACCAAGCATGAAACCGATACCGCCGCCAATTAAGCTGCCAGATGTCTCACCAACAGCAGAAAACTTTTGTCCCACAGTGCCATGCTTACCAAATGCTTTTGTTAAATCCTTTAAGTCACTAATTGCGTCATAAGCAATCACCACGGGAACTGCAATTTTAGCTAGTTTGCTGCCAATGTTCAGTTTACTGAAATTGGACAGGATTGATTGAGCTAGTTTAGTATCACCCAGCGCTTTCAGACCGCTGTACACATGCCCTAATCCTGCTGCAAATTCCAGTGCTTTTTTT